GGGCAACGCCTACGCCTACATCCGGCCGAGTCGCGAGAACGGCGCCGTAGATCAACTGATCCCGCTCCACGCCTCCCGCATGGACGTGAAGCGAGTGGGGTCGAACAACCCTCGCAACGTCGGGAAACTGCGGTACTACTACCACCAGCCGCCGACAATCACCGAGCCGAACCCCGAGCCGCAGGAGTTCCGACAGGACGAGATTTTCCACATCCGCTGGCTCTCCAGCGACGGAGTGAACGGGTTCATCCCGACCTCGCTCTCCCGCGAGGCGATCGGCCTCGCCCAGGCCGCCGAACTGCACTCGGCCGCGTTCTTCGGCAACGGGGCCAGGACCGGCGCCACCTTCACGACGGACCAGCCGCAGAAGCCCGAGTCGCTCCAGCGGTTCAAGGAGGCGTACAACGAGGCGCACTCCGGCCCGTCACGGGCGTACAAGACCCTCGTCCTCCCGTTCGGATTCAAGAAACTGCCCGAGGAGATCAACAACGGCGCCTCGCAACTGATCGAGACGCGGCGGTTCGCGGTCGAGGAGATCGGCCGCGTCTACCGCGTGCCCGGGTCTTTGCTCGGCGACATGGCGAACGTCCGATACAACTCGGTCGAGCAGGCGGCGATTGACTTCGTGACGTTCTCGCTCATCCCGTGGTGCCGCCGCATCGAGTTGGCGATCCGCCGCGACCTCGTTGTGGACGACAAGGCATACTATGCCGGCTTCGACGTCACGGCCCTGATGGCCGGCGACTACGAGGCCCGGTCGAAGTTCGTCCGCGAGATGTGGAATATGGGCGCCCTCGACATCAACGAGGTGCGTGCCGAGATTGGCCGCAACCCCCTGCCGGGTGAGGATGGGAAGAAGCGGTTCGTGCAGGTCAATATGCAACTGCTGGAGGCGTTCACCGCTGCGAACCCCACCGCGAAGAAGCCCGAGAACGCTCCGCCGGCGTCGGCACCTCCCGCCGGGCCGCAGGAACCGCCGCCCCCCGGAGCCGAAGAACTCGACAAGCAGGAGCGTGCGGGGGCGGAGGTCGTGTTCAGGACCGCCCTGCGGCGGATCGCTGGAGTCGAGTTCGACGGAATCATCGAGCGACGCAACAAGCCCGAGAAACTCGGCGCCTGGATCGAGCAGGTCGGCGAGCGCATGCGAGGCGAACTACGAGAGGCAGCAGTCGCAACTGGCCGAGACATTGATTCGTTCGTGGTATCGTGGATGAATGGCTCCCGTGCAATCCTTCTGGAGTGCCAGCGGAGCGGGCAGAAGTACGAAACCGTCCAGTCGGAGTGGTGCGAGAAGCACCTGAACGATGCCTGAAGCCCCCTCCACGCTCGCGCCGAGTCGCCCGGTGGCCTCCGTCGAGGCCGCGATGCAACTGATCGCGAGCCTCCACTGGCTGGCGATCGAGCAGTACACGCTCCAGGCGGCGCACCTGGGTCGCTGGGGGTACTCGAAACTCGCCTCGCACGCCGCCGCCGACGCCGAGGAGGAGCGCGAACACCTGCTGAAGGTGCTGGAGAGGCTGGAGTACTACGACATCGAGCCGACCTGCGACCACGATCGGGCCGAATGGCCGCGTCACGACGTCGAGGGGATGCTCGCCGCCAACTACGCGCTCGAAGTGAAGGTCATGGAGGCCGAGCGCGGGTGCGTTCTGGTCGCCCGGGACGCCGGAGACGAACTGACGGCGCTCGTTTTCGCCGAACTGCTGGCCGGAAGCGAGAAGTCGGTGAAGGAAATCGAGGCCGAGCGTCGCGTCATCGACCAGATCGGCCTCGACAACTACCTCGCGAACAAGGTTTGAGGCGCACATGGACGTCACCACCAAGGATTCCGTCGCCGTTGGCGAGATCGAGCGACGCACGATCCCCTCCGAGGCGACCCTGGAGTACCGCGACGACCCCTCGACGGGCCAGAAGACGCCGGTGATCGTCGGCTACGCGGCCGTCTTCAACTCCGAGAGCAGGAATCTGGGTGGGTTCGTCGAGGTTTTGGAGCCGCGGTCGTTCGACAACGTCCTCCGGGGCAACCCCGACGTCGTCTGCGTGTGGAATCACAACAAGGACGCCCCTCTCGGACGCATCGCGGACGGCCGACTGCGGCTTTCGGTCGATGCTCACGGCCTCCGGTACGAGGTGACGCCCGATATCGAGACGAGCGTGGGCAACGACGTCACGAGGTGGGTCAAGAACCGCACCGTCCAGGCCAGTTCCTTCGCGTTTGCGGTCAATCGGAACGGCGGCGAGACGTGGGAGCCGGGTCCGAACGGCCTCCGGCTTCGTCGGATCAAGGAAGTGGCCCTGCTCGACGACGTTTCGCCCGTCCTGCGGCCGGCGTATGACTCCACGAGCGTCGTCGTGAGCCGCCGGGCGCTCGAAATGGCCGCCGGCGAGGCGAATCGGCCGAATCAGACGATGTCGAACGCCGCGAAGCGTGGCCTGAAGGTCGCCGCGGGGCGTTCGGACGTCGATGTGGTCGCCATGGCCCTCGGGGAACGCATCGCGGAGCGCCAGATCATCACCGCGGACGAGATTCCTTGGGCCATCGACCGCCTGGACGCCTGCTTGGAGGCCCGTTCGGCCACCTGGGCCGGCACTCCGCCCTGGATCGAGTACCAACTGCTCGGCGGCGACAGCGGCGAGCGCTGGCTGCGGCGTCGGAGCGAGGGCGACGCCCGCGGCGACGCCCCGGCGCCGAAGAAGGACCGAATCACCGGCAGCGACACCAACGAGCCGGGCTCCGCCGAGGGCTCCGGCGGCGACATCACTCTCGACGACGCCGTGGTCACCGCCTTGGGGAAGAAGGCGAGCGACCACAACGAGGCCATGAAGTCCGCGGGGCGGCCGGATTGGGCGATGGTCAGCGTGGGAGCCCTCAAGGCCGTGTATCGGCGGGGCGCTGGGGCGTTTTCGACCAGCCACCGTCCCGGCATGACCAGAGGCCAGTGGGCGATGGCTCGCGTCAACGCCTTTCTCTATCTGGCCGAGCATGGGAAGCCCGAGAACTCGAAGTACGTCAGCGACAACGACCTCCTCCGCGACGGCCATCCGAAGCGAAGCGAGGCGCGTGACTGCGAAGGCGAGCCCGAGGAGCGTGCCGACGGCATCGACCTCCGTCCGACCGCAGCGATGGCCGCCGCCGCCCGGCGGGGTCTGAAACTGCACGAGGATGGCCGATCGGGCGACGGCTTGAAGCCCGAGACGGTGGCCCGCGCGAAGCGGATCGCCGCCCGGGAGACGCTGACCCCGTCGCATGTCCGCGAGATGCGGGCGTGGTTCCGCCGGCACAAGGTCGATCGCCGCCCCGGGTGGGACAAGCCCGGGGATGAGACGCCCGGCTACACGGCGTGGCTCCTGTGGGCGGGTGCGCCTGGGTGGCGGTGGGCAGAGGCCAAGGTCGCGCAGATGGAGCGGGCCAAGGGCGGGATGCGATCCGACGACGAGGCGGAGATGTACGCCGCCTTCACCGAAACCGCCGAGGAATGCCGGCAGTGGACTGCCGAGGCGTTCTCCGGCTCCGACGAGGCACGCGAGGACGACATGGCCGAGCATCCCGAGAAGATCGCCGCCCTCTACCGGGCGATGTCCGAGATCGAGGAGTCGTATGGCCCCTGGTCACGCGACGACGAGAAGTACATGGAGTCGTCGCCCTACTGCGGCCGTGGGATGTACTGCCGGATGGCGATGAAGCCGCTCGACGGAGACGACAGCGAGCCGGATGGCGACGAGGACGGCGCCATGCCGCCGGCGAAGCGATCCGACGACGAGCCGAAGAGCGACGAGCCCGCGACGCCGCCGGAGCAGACCCCGCAGCAGCGCGAGGACGCCGAGGTGATCGCCGCCATCGCGGCGATGGACGCTGCCGTGCTGGCGACTCACTTGCACGGCGCCGACTCGAAGTAGTAGGTTGAAAGTATCAGTCACAGTTGCCTTGCGACGGACGTCGCGAGGAGCAGTGCGAGCAGCGTGAGGATTCACGTTCGCGGCGCGCTTGCGGGCAATACACCCGCCGGCCGCCGCGTCAGCGCATCGGCCGGCTCAACCAGGAGCAGGTCGATGTCGAAGAACCTCAAGGCTCTCCAGAACCGCGCCGCCGCGATCTCGAAGCGGATGCGGGAACTGTCCGACCTCACCGAGCGCTCGGCGGAGCAGGACGCCGAACTCCGCACGCTCGTCAAGGAGTCGGGCGACGTCAAGCAGGGGCTGGAGTTCGAGAAGAACATCGCCGACGCCGAGGCGTCGCTCCGCTCGACGATCGAGCCCGCTGCACCCGCCCCGACCGCCCCGGCGGCCCCCGAGGTGCCGAAGGCCGAGGAGACGACCGAGGCCCGCAGCCGGAAGTTCCTCGCCGGCCTCGAAGTCCGCGGCGTGCCGGTGCCCCATCACACCCAACTCCGGGCGTTCAACGAGCGCCCCGAGGACGTCGAGACGGCCTACCGCTGCGGCCGGTGGCTCAAGGCC